ACTGCAGGTGCTGATCAAGACCAAGCGATTATTACTCCACATTTAGATACTGCTGCTACAGCATGGGCTGGATGTTTATGGGGTACAGAGAATCAAGTACATTTTGAAACATCAATAGCATTACCTGCAATTGATAATCAAAAAGCCTATGCTGGTTTAAAATTAACTAATGATCAGTTAATAGCAACAGATGCTAACCAAGCATATTTTAAGTTTCAAACTGACGCAACTAATTCTGAAGCGTTTGATGATTTTACAAAACTGCATTTTATTCATAGTATTGGTGGTACTGATCATATTAGTGTTTTACCGATAACTGTGGCTGCAAATACAATTTATCATTTAAAAATTGAATTTGACAGTTCAAGACAAATGTCAATTTTTGTAGATGGTACTCAATACAATGTGACAAGCACTTCTGGCTCAACAGGTGGAACTGCTGTTACTACTGGTACAACTAAATCGGCAGCAATGACAGATGACATTGATCTTATTCCTTATATTGGAATTGAAGCTGGTGCCGCTGCGGCAGAAGCAATTCATGTTCATTATGTTAAAATGAGTAGAATTATTAACGAATAGGAGGTTTAAATGGCTGGATCTGATGTAATAGCTCAGACTGTCAGTGATGAGAATGCTTCTGACGATGATAGATTAGTAACTGCTGATAGACCCGATACTTCTGCTACAATGGCAAATACAACTTTTGCTGGTGGAGGTGCTAGAAATGTTATTGTGACAACAACTGGTACAGGTGATAATGCTAAAACTTGTACCATAACTGGCACAGATGTTTTTGGTAATGCTATGACAGAAGTTATTACGTCTACAAGTTCTGCTGAAGCAGTTGCAGGTACTAAATTGTTTCTAACTGTAACGGCTGTTGAATGTTCTGCTCAATATGCGGCTAACATTAAAGTTGGTTCTGGCACTCTTTGTGCAGAGGCAATAGGTGGTGGCAATAGACTAAGATTGAAAGGGTTTTCGGTTGTGTCTGGAGGCACAGCAGGAACAATTTCATTCGTTAATGGCACACCAGAAAGTGGGACAACATTGTTTACCTCAAGAACTATTGGGACAGCTAATACTACAGTTGACAGAACTATCCCCGAAGAAGGAGTTTTGTTTGCAAGTGGTATGAGTGTTTCATATACCTTAGATCATGCTGACATGATGACATTTTTTCATGCTTAAAAAAGAGTGAGATTAAAAGTGTCACAAAAACAACAATTAGAAGTAGCTTTAGCACGTTTGGAAGAACGTGTTGAAGCTCTTCAAGAAGATATGAAAGAAATGAGATCAGACGTATCTGAACTACGTGCTACTGCGAATCGTTGGAAAGGTGCCTTTTGGCTAATGATGGGTCTTGGTGGTGCCGTTGGTGCTGTAGTAAATTTTGCGATAGGATGGTTGAAATGACCATAAATCGTGGTAAGATGTCTAAACAAATAGAAACTGGAGGTTCTAAAATGATGAAGAAAAAAGGTTACCGTAACGGTGGCATGATGATGATGAAGAAAAAAGGCATGAAGAATGGTGGCAAAGTTGGAATGACTGTGGCACAACTTAGAACTGCTGCTAAGAAAAAAGGTTATAAGTTAGTTAAAGCTTAATGCCTTATTTACAAAGTAATATTCCTCACTTTAAATGTTGGGTGAGAAGAGAATATACTTGTAATCATCAAAGGTACCACGGAGAGTTTTTACATGCTATGGCAGTAGCTGTAACAACTATGCCTAATAGGTGTTTAAGTTTTCAACTTATTTTTACGGGGTTTGAGACAGATGACACGAAGGATAAAAATATTCATGGTGGTGCTATGTGGGCAAGAATGCCTATTACTGGTTTAATGGCAGATGTTCCCGTAGAAGAATGGCCAGAACCTATGGATGTTCATTATGCCCAGCCTTGGGATTGTGCATCTCGCACTCATGCTGTTTATGTTTTAGATAGAGCAACACCAACTCCCTGGTTAGCAAAAATTGATAACAAGTTTTTTCCAGCTAAATACTTATTCACTGTTGATTATACGGAAAGTGAGATTGCAGATGATCCTGCTCAACACAAACAAAGTCATGTCTTGCATTTATTAGACGCTGGAGAATGGACAGGTAATCTTGTAGCATTGCCAAATAATCGTGTTCGTGTTACACATCCAGCATGGTTTGAAACAGGTGAAGGTGCACCAGATTTTTTACCATCACAGCATATACATTATTCTAAATCTGATTTAGACTATACATTAGATGTAAATAAGATTTTTAATAATTTATACAATGAGGATTAAATGACAACATCAGGCTCAACAGATTTTGAATTAGCAGTTGATGATTATATTGAAGAAGCTTTTGAAAGATGTGGATTAGAAGTTCGCACGGGATATGATTTAAAGACAGCTAAACGATCATTAAACTTAATGTTAGCTGAATGGGCTAATCGTGGTTTAAATCAATGGACAATAGAACAAAGAACACAAGCTTTAACAGCGAGTGATGGCGAATACTCTTTAGGCACGGATGTTATAGATGTCTTATCATTAGTTGTAAGAAGAAGTTCAACTGATTTCAATATGACACGAATTAGTAGAACAGAGTTCTTGTCAATACCAAGTAAAACTACAACTGGCCGTCCCACACAATATTTTGTTGACAGGCAAGTTACACCAAACTTAAAAATTTGGCCGTTGCCAGAGAATAGCACGGATGTTATTCATTATGATGCTTTAACACGTATACAAGATGCTGATACAATGCAGAACACTATGGAAGTTCCTTTTAGATTTTATCCGTGTTTGGCAGCAGGTCTTGCTTATTATATATCGTTAAAAAGAGCACCTGAAAGAATTCAAATTTTAAAAGCAACATATGAAGAAGAGTTTGCAAGAGCTATGTCCGAAGATAGAGATAGATCTTCTTTTTCTGTTGCACCAAGTTTAGATTATTATAGGGTTGGTTAGTTATGGCACGATATGCAAGAGCAAAAAATGCATATGGTATATCGGATAGATCTGGTTTTCGATACAAACTTCGTGACATGCGTAAAGAATGGAATGGATCTTTTGTTGGCAAAGATGAATATGAGTCAAAACATCCTCAATTAGAACCTCGACTTGGTTTTGCAGATGCCGAGGCTATAAAAGATGCACGTCCCGATAGAACAGAACCATCCGTCTCTGTTCTTTTACCTTTAAATCCTTTTAAAACAGGAACCGCAGGGACTAGTACAATAACTGTTACAGAGCCTAGTCACGGAAGAAGTGCATCAAACACAGTACGATTTAGAAACGTAGAGCCTTTTGATGGGATAACAAGTTCAGATATTCAAAACTCTTCTGGGTTTTCTATAGCAAGTGTTGTTGATACAGATAGTTATACGGTTTCTGTATCAGGAACAGCAACCGTTGGGTCAATAAAAGGTGGTGGAAGTATAGCATCAGCAGGTCCAGTAACATTGGTGAGTTAAATGGCATATACATTAACAACATTACGAAACTCAATAAAAGATTATAGTGAAAACTCAGAAACAACTTTTATAACGCATATTCGTGATTTTATACGTTCTGCTGAAAATAGAATTTTTAAAATGGTTGACTTTGAAGTGTTCCGCAAAAATGCAACAAGTTCTTTGGGTTCGTCTGATCGTTTTTTATCAACACCAACTGATTTTTTAGCATCTCATAGTTTATCAATAACAAGTTCAAGCAACAAAATATTTTTGTTAGAAAAAGATGTAAATTTTATTGAGGAATATAATCCTAACTCAGCAACGACAGGTGTTCCAAAATATTACGCACGATTTGATGTTGACAATTTTATTTTGTCTCCAACACCAAATTCTGCTTATGCTTGTGAATTACATTACTATTACAGACCAACAAGTCTAGCTGACAGCACAATTACAATTAACGTAGCATCTTCAAATGCTTTGGGTATAGGTGAAATTATTACTGGTGCATCAAGTGGAGCAACTGCCGAAATAACGGCAAAAGATGATTCTTCAAATATCTTAACTGTTTTTGTTCCAACAAGTTCTTTTACTGTTAGTGAAACTGTTACAGGTGGTACAACATCAGCATCAACAACGATATCATCAATAGGATCAGATGGTACAGAAACGTGGTTAAGTAAGAACGCTGTCAACGGATTACTTTACGGATCGCTTTTAGAAGCATATATTTATATGAAAGGCGAATCAGATGTGATAAAAATGTATAGTGATAGATTTATGGAAGAATTAAGTCGGTTAAAAGATTTAGGAGAAGCTAGAGAAAATAGCGACTCTTATAGAACTGGTTTAAAAACACAGCCTAAAACGTAGGAGAAGTAAATGGCAAATGAAGCAACTAATTATTTAGAAAGAAGAGTATTAGATTTTATATTTAAAAATAATGCACTTAGTTTTAGTAGTCCAGGAAACAGTATTTATGTTGGTTTAGCCACAGCAGTTTCTGCTGCTGAAACAGGTTCTTTAACAGAAGCAAACTTTACAAACTATGCACGACAGCAAGTAGCAGCATCTGGGTGGACAACGATTGGTTCTGATAGTACCGACACACAGACAGCCACAAATGCAGCGAACATAGAGTTTCCAGCATCTGGTGGGGGTGGTGACGATGCTATTACTCATGCTTTTATCGCTGATGCAAGTTCTAGTGGGAATATACTTTTTGTTGGCACTATTACTAATAGAACAATTTCTACTGGAGATATTTTTAGAATTAACGCAGGTAACTTAACAATAACATTGAGCTAATGGCACTTGTAATAAAAGATAGGGTTAAAGAAACCACAACAACAACAGGCACAGGAACATATACTCTTGGTGGTGCAGTAACTGGTTTTGAGACTTTTACAGCTAATTTAAGTAACGCTGATACAACTTTTTATGGTTGTACAGATGGATCTGATTTTGAAGTTGGTGTTGGAACCTTTACATCAAGTGGAACAACATTAGCAAGAACAACAATTTTATCTAGTTCAAACTCTAATAATGCTGTAAGTTGGAGTTCAGGAACACGAACTATTTTTATTACGCTACCAGCCGATAGAATAGTTCATACAGGTAATTTAACAACAGAGGGTGCTACAGCAGGGTTTGTTACTGACGATCCAACAGCACTCGCCATAGCGTTAGGATAGGAGAATTAAATGGCAGATGATGCAGTAGCGAGTATTCAAGCAACAGTGCTACCAGATGAAATAGCGAAAGTGATATCAGCGACTATGACAGTCACACCTGCTGACGCTAATGACAAATGGTATTACAAGCTAACGAGTGTGTCGAACTCAAGCACTGATTTGATTGCAGGTAGTTATATTGACTATACAGCCGTTGATGATGACACAGGTTTTACAGCAGTTAGCACAAGTGATAAAATTAAACTTTTATTTATTAAGAATGTAGATACGAATAGCAGAAGTATATATATCTGTTTTGATGGTGGAACGGCTGCATCTGATCTTGTTGATGGCGTAACAATAGGTCCAAACGAGTTCTTTATTGCACGAATACCAAACACAACAGTTGCAAATTTACATGCCATATCATCAGCATCTACAGCAGAGGTTATAGTAGCAGCATTAATTGATGATGTATAAGGAGTAGACGATGGCTAACACCTTTAAAAATAAGGTATATAACGGATCTAGCACTTCAGCTAATGCCAATATGAATGTCTATACTGCTCCTGCTTCAACGACTACCGTTGTTATTGGGTTGACTTTATCTAACACAGCATCAAGTCAAATTACGGCTGATATTAAACTCAGTGCTGGTCAGACTGTTCACTTGGCAAAAAACATACCTATACCAAGTGGATCAAGTTTTGAGTTTATGGCTGGTAATAAAGTTATTATGGAGGCAGGTCACACTATAACAACATCTTCTGATACAGCAGATAGTCTTGATACAGTGTTAAGTATTATGGAGATAACCTAATGGGATATGTCGGCAATACTCCTGCTAAAAACTTTCACGATGTACCTTCTGT